ATATAATGCCATAAAAAACCAGTTCCCACAATCCATTATCTGGAAATAGGGAACTGGCTCTATAATTGGTAATGTTTGGGTGTTAGGTTAATTAATAACGAACGGTTTACATGAAGTGTCAGGAAAATGCTTTGTATATGTTGGAATTAATTTGTTGTATAACTCCATTTCAGATTTTGCAATTGCTTCATATCCTTCTTTAGTATTAAGTGTTATGCTTTCAAGTAGTGCAGATATTAATTCTAGCAATTCGCTTTCTGTAACTTTAATGTTTACGTTATTTTTCATGTGTTTTCGTCTCCTTTTCTGTTTTAGTTTATGTACTAATTATACACCTAAACATGCACACTTGTCAAGGATTAATTAAATAAAGTAAGGGTGTGCAATTTAGTTTACTTTAGTATCTTCTCTTTGTCTTCCATAATATGTTCATTATATTTGTTCAGTTTTATGTCTTCTTTCGTGTCTCTGTTAACATATCCTTTAATGTTCTTATTCAATACTTCAAGTTCATACGCTATGTCTTTCAAAGAATCTCTTATTTTAACTAACATATAAACTGACATAAAGAAAAAGAATATTACCACTAATACAGTTACTATAATTGTTTGTGTACTCATTTAACCTCACATTTCCGCACACCCTTACTTGTTAAAATTATACACCTAAAAGTGTACAGTTGTCAAGGTTATATTTCTTCAACATGAATGTTCTTTAATTTAGATAATTCCGAACGTTTTATATTCAATTCATTTGATAATAATTCGCGGGCTTTCAAAACTCCTTGTAAGTCTTCTAATTCGTTGTATGCTTTTGAAAGTTCGCAAATATCATCTTCTAAAGCTTCAAACCTTGTAAAATAAGCAGATAAATAAAATTTATCACCTTTCATAGTTAATTCTCCTTTTATGTATTTTCTTAGGACTTAAACACTTCAAATAAAATGGACATAAATCACATCTATAACTACACATATCACCCCTCATCACACAAACAAACTTTTGACCAACTTCTTAACACATATTGACCACATTTACTACAGTACCAATATTCCCTCTGTTGTTCTCCCAACATATCGTACTCTTTCTCCGTTATAATCTTCTGTAAACTCATACAATCCCTCCACATCTTTAGACTTTCGCAACATTCCGCACAACTGCATTTCCGTCCCGCGCTCCATGCCATACCGCAACCGATACAAGGATTTTCCATTTTTTCCCTCCCTTTAACAAAATAACCTCTTATTAAACATAATATCACATAATCTATTGACCGTCAATAATATATATGGTAACATAATGTAGAAAGGGGGTGTATAAGCATGAAAAAGACTATTACAATATCATTTTCCATCCCGGTGACATTAGCAGACCAGTTAGATAATTTGTCTAAAGAAATGAATATTTCGCGCTCTGCTGTTCTCACTTCAATTATATCACTTGTGTTAAAATGGAATTCTTCACAGAAAAAGGAAGTTTTAAATTCAATCTATGGAAGGGGTGAAAACAATGTCAAACTATAAAGGCGGTAAACGTGACAAAGCAGAATTGCGTTATGAAAAAGAAGTATACACACCAGAAGGAGCGAAGTCTATATCAGATAAAGAACTAAGAAAAGAATATAGCCGCCTCCGCTCCATAGCGCGTAAAAGACTTGAACGTTTTGAAGGAACAGAATGGACAGACACGCAAGTATACAAACTAAATGTCGGAGAATACAAACCACTAAAAGAAATTACATCAAACCGCGAATTACGTCACCTGTTTTCCGATGTTGCTAAATTTGTAATGGCAGATACAGGCAGTGTATCAGGTTTAGAACACCAACGCAAAACCGCCGTACAATCCCTTAACGAAAGAGGTTACCAATTTATTAACAAAGAAAATTTTCGAAAGTTTGCTGATTTTATGGAATATGCGCGCATATCAAACCTAAATAAACTTTATGACAGTAAGCGCATAGCAGAATTTTACGCAGCATCGGAGAAAAAGAAACTATCAAGCGAACAGTTACAAGATTCATTCCGCAGATGGACAAAGAAACAAAAAAAGCTAAAAAAGATACAGAATATAAACCCGCGAAACTCCGCACAATATAGAAAGGACATTGATACATAATGTCGGTAACAATTGCACCGGAAAATTTTGACTTTGAATGGTTTTCTAGTTTACCAGTGCAAAGGCGCGCCGCGGGGAACCCCGGAACAAAAAAGAAAATCAAATACAAAGACATTATAACAGCATTTGACATTGAAACAACACGTATAAAAAAGATTGAACAATCTATAATGTATGTTTGGGCGTGGCAATTTGGTAAAAAATACACGGTTTTAGGGCGCACATGGGAACAGTTTGTAATATTCCGCAAAAACCTTGCAAAGTCACTAAAAGAGGAAGAACATCTTTGCACATTTGTTCATAACCTGTCATATGAATTTCAGTTTTTGCGCGGAATTTATGCATTTGAAAAAGAGGAAGTATTTGCAATAGATTCACGTAAAGTACTTAAACTGACAATGGACGAATGTATAGAAATGCGTTGTAGTTACATACATAGCAATATGAGTTTAGCAGAATACACAAATAAAATGGGCGCGGAACATGCAAAGTTAGATGGTAAAGAATTTGACTATACAATTGAAAGATATCCATGGACAGAACTTACACAAAAACAGTTGCAATATGTAACACATGACGTGTTAGGTTTAGTGGAATCAATTGAAATAGAAATGGCGCACGACAAAGATAATCTTTACACATTTCCGTTAACCTCCACCGGATATGTTCGGCGTGATGCAAAACAGGCAATGAGACAAGTATCACATACATATGTATGTAATCAACTGCCAGAATTTAAAACATATCAACTATGTCGTGAAGCATTCCGGGGAGGCAACACACACGCGAATAGATACTATGCGGGATATGTGATACATAATGTAAAAAGCGCAGACAGGTCAAGCAGTTACCCTGATGTGTTATGCAATTGTCAATTTCCTGTGTCAGCATTTTTTCACGCGGGCGGTATTCCTTACAATGAACTTTTAGAACTTATAAATGTTCGAAAGAAAGCAGTTCTAATGCGTGTAACAATGTCGAATGTTAGACTGCGCGATAAATTTTGGGGCGCGCCTTATCTTTCCCGTGACAAATGCAGAAACATTCAAGGCGCATTATACGATAATGGGCGCATATTACAAGCAGATTATTTAGAAACAACAATAACAGACATAGACTTCAAAATAATATTATCAGAATATGACTTTGACGATTTTGTACCATTTGATGTAGCACATGCGCGATATGGAAATTTGCCGCCGCCACTTATAGCAGAAATAATAAAATACTACATAGCAAAAACAGAGTTAAAAAATGTAGATGGCGAAGAAATATTTTACATGAAGTCAAAGAACAAAATTAACTCCATTTATGGCATGATGGCGCAAGACCCAGTAAAACAAACAATTGACTTTATAAACGATGAATTTATAACACGGAATGAAAACCCGGAACAAATACTCACAGCAAGTAACAAAAAAGCATTCCTTTGTTACCAGTGGGGGGTATGGGTAACAGCATGGGCAAGATTTCGCTTGGAAGAGGGCATAAGACTTGCCGCGGATGGTTTTTTATATTGTGATACTGATAGTGTAAAATATACAGGTGAAATTGACTGGACTAAATACAATAAACTACGCATAACAGACAGTAAACAAAGTAAAGCATTTGCAAAGGACAAAAAAGGCGTTATATATTATATGGGGGTTTATGAATCGGAGGGGGAATATTACGAATTTTCAACACTAGGAGCAAAAAAATACTGTTATCGTGAAACACAAGAAAGTGAACTAAAAGTAACAATAGCGGGAGTTACAAAGAAAAAAGGCGGGAAAGAACTTGAAAAAGCAGGAGGGATAGACGCATTTAAACCCGGCTTTATATTTGGTAGAGAAGGAGGAACAGAACAAGGTGAAATAATAAAAGAGGGCGCAGGAGGAACAGAAGCAATTTATAATGACAAGCCAGAAATAACTACATATATAATAGAAGGAAAAGAAATAAACATCACCGCAAATGTAGTTTTAAAACCTAGTACATATACATTAGGAATAACCGCGGAATATGAAAGATTATTAGATATCGCACATAAAGGTATTGACATTTAATACTTATATTGATAATATATACGTAGACACATGGATATGTGTACTACATAAACCAGAAAAGGAGCATATACATGAAGATTGTAAAAACAAGTAAGGAGTTGTCCACACAGGAACGGTATTTTCTCACAATGGCCCCCGGCGTACAGAAAATGAAAGATGCAGTAACACAGACTATAGAAGTTGCCGCATTTTGTCTGTATGAAGATGTCAACAGCAAGGATGAACAGCAAACAATTCTCTCTATTTCCACCCCGGAAAATGAAGTTTTTGCAACCAATAGCCCAACATTCATTGAAGATTTTTTCAAGATGCAGGATTTATTCAATGAATGTGGTGAAACTGTTAAGGCGGTAAAGGTTATCAGTGGGACCAGTAAAGCGGGACGCGAATTTATTACCTGTGTCTACGCAAACTAACAGCAACCAAAATAATGAAAGGAGCATGAATAATGCGCAATATCAAAAAGTCCATCAAAGTTCGCGAAGTTGAATGTGTCATATATGACAGAGTAGCGAAAGAGGAAAGAACAGAAAAATACAACGTTGCAGAGGTACAGGAAATTCCCAAATTACAGGAAAACTGCATATTGATTGAACAGAAGGTTATTTCAGAAAAAGAAGTGGTGTACACCATGACACCGGAAAAATTCGTGGAACATGCAACAATAGTTGAAAACAAATAATCAAAAAGCCGGGGTATAATATCCCGGCTTTTTCTATAAGGAGAAACAATATGCAAATATATCAACAGTCCGGTTACATAGACATACGCAAAATTTTATCATTAGGAATGCCGTTTATATTTATGTTTGGAGGGCGCGGAACTGGCAAAACATATACAAGCCTTGAAATATGCATAGAAGATGCATTAAAATTTATCTATATGAGACGCACACAAACACAGGTGGACATAGTGGTAAATCCGGAATATTCCCCATTCAAAATATTAAACAAAGATTTCAACTGGAACATAGGCAGTAAAATCATATCAAAAAATAATTCTGCATGGTATAAGCAAGTATATGAAGATGATAAAATAATACCTGTTGGCTCTCCTGTTGGTTACACATGCGCATTATCAACAATATCAAATATACGCGGTTTTGACGCGTCCGATGTTCCTATTCTATTGTATGATGAATTTATACCAGAAAAGCACGAAAGACCAATAAAAAATGAAGCACATGCTTTTTTAAATGCTGTTGAAACTATAAACAGAAACAGGGAATTAAAAGGTGAACCGCCGTTAATAGTTATGTGTATGGCTAATTCAAATGATGTTGCAAACCCCATTTTCATGGAATTACATTTAGTAAGGAAAGCGATGGAAATGAAGCGAAAAAAGCAGGAAGTATTCATAAATAAAGAACGTGGCATGGTGTTAATAAATATGGAGTTTTCGCCAATATCAGAACAGAAAAAAACAACAGCATTATACCGACTTACAGGCGGCAATTCCAATTTTGCGCGCATGAGTTTAAATAACGAGTTTGCGGGTGATGAAGTGGGACGCATAGCATCAAGACCGCTAACAGAATACAAACCTGTTGTTTCAATTGGCGAAATAACAATTTATAGTCACAAGTCAAACAGGTCAATATATGTCAGCACTCATAAGACAGGAAGTCCACCGTATTTCCGTACAGGAGATACAGAGCGCGCAAGATTTCGCCGCATATACTCATGGTTATGGGATGAATATATGGAAAATAATATCGAATTTGAGGAATATTTGTGTGAAATTCTGTTGACAAAATTTTTCAATTGATATACAATATAATTAAATAGGCGGTTCAGGTCAATTGCAATGCCCGGAAGGCAGACCACACCCACGCAAGGGGTACGATGAACCGCCTTTTATAATTTCCGGGTGAAAGTGAGGTTATGTCATGGAAAATGAATTTGTAAAAGGCGCAACCGATTTTATACGTGAAGTAGGTTTTCCGATATTTGTTGCAGTGTGGCTATTGGTTAAAAATTCAAGAGATTCCGAAAAATTTGCAGGAGCAATGAACGGACTGAAAGACGCAATAACAGTATTAACGGCGAAAGTGACAAAGGAGTAAGCATGGTTATTGTAATTAATAATGCGCAGCTTTCTAAAAATTTTAATCTTACAGAATTAAAATGCAAGTGTGGGTGTAACAAAGCTATTATTGATATGTTAGGCATAAACTTGCTGCAAAAAATCAGAGAGCATTTTAAAAAACCTGTATATGTTGTATCTGCATATAGATGTGTAGAACACAATAAAGCAGTGGGAGGCGCAGAAAACAGTTATCATATGCAAGGTTTAGCATATGATATAAAAATTGTTGGTGTATCTCCTTTAGCAGTTGCGCAAATTGCAATTGATGTTGGGTTTACTGGAATAGGCGTGTACACCAATAACGGCAATAGTTTTACACATGTAGACACCAGAAAGACAAGAACATATTGGCATGACCAAAAAGGCAATAAAGAACTAACAATAATAACAAAACTTTAAGGAGGTATTTACCATGACGCAAGAGGATATTTTAGTATTAGCGAAAGCAGGTTTCACAGCAATACAAATTGCAGCACTTTCTAATGTAACCATTCCTGCTCCCGTTCCTGCTCCCGTTCCTGCTCCCGTTCCCGCTCCCGTTCCTGCTCCCGTTCCTGCTCCTGTTCCTGCTCCTGTTCCTGTTCCTGCTCCAAATCCAGACCCAATAATGGCAATGCTTGAAAAAATAACAGGAGCAATACAAGCTAATGCCATACTTAATACCAACATGCCGCAAAACCAGCAAAAAACAGAGGATATTTTAGCGGCAATTATAAACCCACCATTACCAACAATTAATAAATAAAAGGAGGATTTTGAAATGGCAGTAAATGACTTAACATTTAATCAGTTGTCAACAGTTTTAAACAGTATTGCAAGTCAAGCAACAGGAAAAACAGCACTAGCCGCAACCAATACAGGGGAATTTGTATCAGTTGCACAGGCAGTATTAAAAACAGGATATGACCCAACTTTAGCGGCTATTAGTCAAGTGCTTTCTCGGACAATTTTCAGCACTAGACCGTATTCGCGCAAATTTGGAGGGATTGAAGTTACCAACCAACAGTTCGGAAATGTTACAAGAAAACTGAACATTTCTGATAAAGATTTTGAAGACGATAACAGAACATTGTTAGTTGATGGCGCATCAATTGATATGTATACGGTTAACAAACCGAACATTTTACAGACCAATTTTTATGGCGCAAATATCTATGAAAAATCTTTGACGTTGTTTCGTGACCAATTGGACTGTGCTTTTAATTCGCCTGATGAATTCGGCGCGTTTGTTTCAATGACAATGCAGAATGCAACCGACTTGCTAGAACAGGCAAGAGAAAATATTGCAAGAGCAACAATTGCAAATTTTATTGGCGGTAAAGTTGAAGGTGACACAACAAATGTAATACACCTGTTGACTGAATATAACGCGGCAACCGGACTTGCATTGACCAACATTACACTTTATCAACCTGCAAATTTCAAGCCTTTTATGCAGTGGGTGTATTCACGCATTGCCAGTATTTCATCAATGTTGACAGAAAGGTCACTGAAATATCACATTAACGTATCTGCATTTGGTGTGCCCCCGGTTGATAAAAGTGTTATGCGTCACACACCAATGTCAAAGCAAAAAGTATATCTCCATGCACTGGCAAGATACCAGACAGAAGCAATGGCGATTGCTGATACATACCATGATAACTACATCAAATATGCTGATAAAGAAACCATTAACTTTTGGCAGTCAATCGACACGCCTGCAAGTATTGATGTAAAATCAACTTATTTGTTAGCTGATGGCACGTTAACATCACCACTTGCCGCAGTACAAACCGATGGAATCTTTGGCGTCATATTTGATGAAAGCGCGCTAGGTTATACACTTGTTAACCAGTGGAGCGCGCCAACACCTTTCAATGCAAAGGGCGGCTATTCCAATATATTCTGGCATGAAACTGCAAGGTATTGGAATGATTTCACTGAAAATGGTGTTGTTTTACTTCTCGACTAATTAACAAGTGGAGGGCGGGGGGAACCCGCCTTTTATTTTAAGGGGTGATATTATGGCATTTACTGTTAATTTATATACATTTTCTAAAAAAGTAAATTCAACTGCAAGACCGTCAAGCGGCGCAACTCCATACAATTGTGTAACTAAAGAACCATGCGGCATATTAAGTCCAACAATTGGTTTAAATTTAGGACTTGAAGTAAATCCGCACCAATTTAATTATGCATATATTCCTGAATTTGACCGCTATTATTTTGTGCGTGAATGGACATTTCAAAATGCATTATGGTATGCAGCATTAGAAGTTGACGTGCTTGCATCATGGAAAATTAGCATAGGCGCGCAAAATTGTTACGTGTTGCGAAGTTCAGAAAATTATGATGGAGCAATTGTAGATACAACATACCCTACAAATGGCATAACAACTTTAGAAGAATCAACCGTAATCAGTCCATGGGAAACAGACGATATAGCAGACGGAATGTTTGTGGTTGGTGTTGCAGGTCAAAGTACAACATATTATCTTTTTACATATTCCGGTTTAAATTTGTTTTTTGATTATATATTTTCTGATTTATACGCGCAAGATGTGACTAATGACTGGGTGAATATTTTCCCTCAATTAAAATCGCAGTTAAATCCTTTGCAATATATAACTTCGGTAATGTGGATACCATTTGTTACAACTGGAACAGCAGTAACAACAATTCGTGTTGGTTGGGCGGACGTTCCTGTTGCCGCATGGGAGGTTGACGGTTCAGGCTTGCGCTATGGTCAAAATGATTTTATATTACATAGACACCCTTTAGCGGCAACGCGCGGCGAATATTTAAACAATGCGCCGTATAGCAGATATACACTATTTTATCCACCATGGGGTGTTATCCAATTGGATGCAGATATTGTTGCAAATAGTGATACAACAATATCTGCAATTTGGGGTGTAGATTTACGAACAGGACAGGGAACTTTAACAGTTGCGGGGGGTGTGGGACATATTACATCATGGACGCATTCACAAGTGGGATTGCATTATCAAGTGTCGCAAGTTATTAATAAAGGTTATGGAGCGGGAAACACATTTTTACCTATGATTTCAGCGGCGGCAAGTTTAGGAACAGGAAATGTTGTGGGAGCAATAACAACGGCGGCTTCTGAAATAGGTAACGCCGTTGCTTCTAAAATACCATCAGCAACCACTATTGGAAGTAATGGAGGTTTAGATAGTTTGCGCGGCATACCCGCATTACAATATGAATTTAAGGACATATTATTTGAAGATTTAAACCATAGAGGAAGGCCGCTATGCGCAAACAGAGATATAAACATGTTAACAGGGTTTATTATGGTAGCAGATGCGGATATCAGCATACAGGCAACGAAAGCAGAACAAGATTCTATTAGAAGTTATATGGAGGGAGGTTTTTTCTATGAGTGATGTTATAGGATATGGCGCGCCTGTTTCATATGATTATGTTAACGCGCAGAATTCAATTGTATCACCTTCAACAGTACATATTCATGGTACAGGTTTAGCACGTTTTTTTCGTAGATATTTATTACAAAAAGCATTGTCGGTTTTTGAATGGAAAATGCCTGATGTTTGGTCAAGAGATTATTTTCTATATGTGTTATATTGCTGGGGGTTTATTTCAGTTTTAAATACTGATAAATTTGGAGTTATTCCACAGGCGTGTGGATTACAAGGTTATGACATATTTTACAGACCAACACACGCGGTAATTACAAATCCGTTATTAGTAGGTATGAAAACTTTAAAAATTGACCAACAATGTACACTATTTAAACTTCAACCAGACTATGGCGGCATTATGGACATTGTAAATTATTATGCTGATATGATGGCATTGTGTGCGGAAACAGCGGGTGTTAATTTACTGAATAGTAAGTTATCATATGTATTCACAGCAGATGATAAAGCGGGAGCGGAAAGTTTTAAAAAATTGTTTGACAAAGTTGCAAGCGGTGAACCGTGCGTTGTGCAAGATAAAAAGCTATTAAAACAGGACGGCTCCCCGGCGTGGCAGACGTTTGAACAGAATGTTGGACAAAATTACATTGTTGGTGATATATTATCAGATATGCGAAAGATTGAAAATATGTTCAATACTTCTATTGGAATTCCAAACGCAAACACAGACAAGAAAGAAAGATTGATAACAACAGAAGTTGAAGCAAATAACGGCGAAACGTCAAGTCTTTGTGAGTTGTGGCTTGAAGAATTGCAGAAAGTTTGTAAAAAAACTGTGACAATGTTTGGAATTATAATTTCTGTTGACTGGCGCATTAAACCGGAAGTAAAAAGAAACAAAAAGGAGGTTGAAGCATGAAAGCAACACTTTCAATATTAGCATTATATAATTATGACAACGCAGTATTTGATAACTTATTACTACCTGTTGGAATTGATAAAGACGATGTAGTAAATAATTTATTATTGGAACTGGCAGAACTGGAAATTATATACCCAAATTATGATACCATGAAAGCGGCAATAGGATTTTGGAGTAAAAAAGAACTGTCAGTATGGAATAAACTTTATGATACTACGCAGTATGAGTATAATGCAATACACAACTTTGACAGAACAGAAGAATATACCGACACTGAAACAAGAAATTTAGCCGGGACAGATAATGAAACTAGAGATTTAGCCGGGACAGATAATGAAACTAGAGATTTAGCCGGAACCGATACAAGAAATAGTGTTACAAATGGCACAACTACAAACAACGGAACAGATACATCAAAGGAATATGTTAGCGGGTTTAATGAAGCAGTTGCAACATTAGCAAAACAGACAGAGCAATTGTTAGGAACCGGAAATATTGTTGAAGGAACAGTTGTAAATACAGACGGTTCTACAGATACCGGAACAGTAAACAAAGCATTGACCGATACTGGAACAGTAAACAAAGCATTGACCGACACCGGAACTGTAGAAAATATACACGCCGCTAGAATGTTCGGAAATATTGGTGTAATGTCTACACAACAAATGATAGAACAGGAACGAAAAGTATCTCAGTTTAATGTTATTGATTATATTATTGACAGTTTTAAAAAACGATTTTGTATTCTAATTTATTAAGGAGGAAATCAACATGGGAGTTTTTGAACAGTTTCCATATACCAATTATCACGATTTAAATTTGGACTGGGTTATAAAAATAGTACAAGAAAATAAAACGCAAGTAGACGAAAACACAGCAAATATTTTAGCATTTGAAACTAATATAATTACAGTTGTCATACCGGAAAAAGTAGACGATAAATTACAATCAATGGTGGATGATGGTTCATTGGAAGTACTCATAAATGAACGCGTATTGTATGATAAAATTGACAAAGAAGAGGCGTTATCATTAATAGCGGCGTTAACGTTCGGAGTTAAAGGAGCATATACAACACTTATTGCACTAGAGGCGGCAAAACCAGCAGGCGCAGAGGGTGTTTATGTTGTAGTTGAAGACCAAAAATGGTATTATTGGAATGGCGCAAATTGGGCGGCGGGGGCGGTTTTTTATTCTAACATTATTGCAGACGGAACCGTTAAACATGATATGTTGGATAATTTGATGAAAAGACGTTTCTTTCCACAAGTTCGACAGGGTGTCGACCCCTGTTACATTGCCGCGCGAACATGGGCGGTTCCTTCTAATGTCGGTTTAGGTTCATCCACATGGAATGCAAATAACGGCATATTTTCAGAGGGTTATTATTACCTTGAAAATTATGAAGTTGATGTAAATTACAACGATTCTTTTTATATCGAATTGGACGAAATTTACAGAGGCAGAACCGATTTAAAAGTTAGATTCGAAATTACATATATTTCAGATGCGGACGCGGTTTTCACAATGTATCAGTCCGATATCAAAAAATCAAGCGGACTATACAATGGTGGAACTTTAACACTGCCAAATTCGGGAGGGGTTGAAAAAACACTAGAACTAGTTGCGCCGATATTTGCCGCAGACGTTCGCTTTCTAAAACCAAATGTAAATGTAAACGCAAACGGAACATTAAAAGTTGGTAGTTTAAAATGTAGCATTCTTACATATTCATCCGGTATAGTTTCTCCTGTGACAAGTGAAGCAGATACAGCGCTATTCACCGTATCAAATGATGAATACAACATGAAAGACCAGACACTTTTAGGGATGAATGATATAACAAAGTTACAGGAAAAAGGTGTTTCAATTACTGATAAAGATTATGTGAGATTAACAAACATAACATTTAAGAACTTTGCCGGGGGTTGTGGGTTATATGTTGAAAATGCATACGGCGAACATGATACATTAGCGGCAACAGGGTTGATTTTCAGGGATAATGCAATAGGCGCAAACTTAGAAGAGCGCGCGGAATATTGTGTATTCACTAATTGTCACTTTACAGGAAATGGAATAGGCGCGAAAATTAGAGGCGGTAACAATATGATGAATGCTTGCAATATCAATGATAATGTTGACGGAATTCAATTGTTAGCGGGTGAAAATGATTCACACGGGATTATTAGCAATTGCCAGATAAACCACAACACACAGTATGCAATATATATTGATGGAATCGGAAGTGGTGAAACATTTATCGGCAACCATGTTTATTATGGTGGTGTTATGATTAAAAATACAAATGGAACAATTCGGTTTATTGGTGGAGTTTTGAAGATGGATACTTTGACAATTGACGCGGCATTTAATGTTTTCTTTGAGGGTGTGTATGTGCAAATAGAACCAGAAAATGTTCACTTGTTAAATGGTGGTGTTATTAAAGGACGGAATAACATTTGTAATGCTAATATTGACGCCATATTTAATACACTTTAATGCTTGACAAGTGTGCATGTTTGGGTGTATAATTAGACTATCAAATAAATTAACGAAACGGAGACAAAACAATGAGCATGAACATGAAACAATTACTACAATCTAAAATTGATATGCACAGTAAACATTTGGAGGACTTAAACAGACGTGTTGAAAATGGATATCCCGGAACTGCGATTATTGATGAAATTAGAGACGCAATGAATACTATTGATAAACTTGAATTACAGTTGGCAAAATTGAATCTAAAATAAATTAAACGAAACGGAGACGAAAACAATGACAAATTCAAGAATTGAAATTACCGACATGGAACTAAACGAGATTATCGAAAGTCTACTAGAAGCAATACAATGCGATTTAGTAAAAGGTTTCACTACATGCGCAAAGTCAAAGAAAAGGCTATTTAATAAACTACTACCTAAGTATAAAAAAGCATTCCCCGATAGTACACTCACATTGTTCTGTAATATATAACCCAAACTTTACCAATTATAGAGCCAGTTCCCTATTTCCAGATAATGGATTGTGGGAACTGGTTTTTTATGGCATT